AAGTCATGCTGCCGCATCCGGATGAAGATCCGAGCATTGCGACCTGGGTGGACGAGATCACCAGTTTTCCTGACACCACCAGCGGCCATGACGACACGGTGGACTGTATGACCATCGCGCTGCACCAGCTATGCTTGCGGTCGCCGATTGCGGCGCTCATCACCAACGACATTTTGCGAGCGGCATCCCTATGAGCAAACGCCGAAACAAGCCCCAGCGCCCGCCGATCCATATACCGGCCAATCTGCCCAAGCCTGCCGCTCCCGCGCAGCCGGCAGCGCCGGCTAAGCCTGCGCATGCCGTGCTGGAAGGTCCGGCGGTAGCTGCGCACGCCTTGCAGGAGGCACCTACGAGCCCTAGCAGCCTATCGATGGCCCTGGCGACGCAGCACAAGGTCGACGAGAAGCAGTATCGTCAGGTCGAGCGCAACGCCGCGGCGATGGCACTGGACTTCAATGGGCAGGCAGGCAACGCGCTGACCTTCGTGGAGTCCACCAGTTTTCCGGGCTTCCCGACACTGGCACTGCTGGCGCAGCTGCCGGAATACCGCTCGATGCACGAAACGCTCGCCGACGAGTGCGTGCGCATGTGGGGCGAAGTCAAAGCCTCGGGTGATGCGTCGCCCGAGACGCTGGCCGAGATCGAGTCGGAGCTGAAGCGCATCGATCTTCGCGCCCATGTGCGCCAAGCGGTCATCCATGACCAGGCCTTCGGCGGCGCGCACGTGTTTTTCAGCATGAAGGACGACAAAGAGGCGCGCGAACTGCCGCTGATCATGCGTCCTTACAGTGTCCCGAAAGATTCGTTCGTCGGGTTGCGTGTGGTCGAACCGTACTGGGTGACGCCCAACTTCTACAACTCGATCGACCCAACGGCGGCGGACTTCTACACGCCTTCGTCCTGGTGGCTGCTGGGCATCGAGGTGCATGCCACGCGCCTGCAGACCATCATTTCGCGGCCCGTGCCGGATATGCTCAAGCCGTCGTATTCCTTTCGCGGCATTTCCATGTCGCAGTTGGCCATCCCCTACGTGGACAACTGGCTGCGCACGCGCCAGTCGGTTTCCGACACGGTCAAGCAGTTCAGCGTGTCGGGTGTGGCGATGGACCTGGCGCAGGCGTTGCAGCCGGGCGCGAACGTCGCGTTGCAGCAGCGCGCGCAGCTCATCAATGCCTATCGCGACAATCGCAACCTGATGCTGCTGGACAAGGCCACGGAGGAATTCTTCCAGGTCAATACGCCACTATCGGGCCTGGACGCTCTGCAGGCGCAGGGCCAAGAGCAGATGTCGGCGGTTTCGCACATCCCGCTCGTGAAGTTGCTGGGGCTCACGCCGACGGGTTTGAACGCGTCCAGCGAGGGCGAGATTCGTGTGTTCTACGACTACGTGCGCGGCTACCAGACGCATGCGCTGGGGCCGCTGCTGGAAAACGTGTTGAAGCTCGCGCAGCTCTCGCTATTCGGTGCAATCGACCCGGGCATCACCTGGGAGTGGCTGCCCCTGCACGAGCTGACCGCACTGGAAGACGCCGATCGTCGCAACAAAGATGCCGATACGACCGTGAAGTACATCGAGTCGGGCGTCATTACCCCCGAGCAGGCCGCCGACCATCTGGCCAATGATCCCACCAGCGGCTACTCGGGTCTGTTCGACGGTACCGATGCCACGGCACCGGCCGACGATGATATCGCCGGCATCACTCAGCAGATTTTGCAGATCGGCCAGGAGCCCGCACCGCATGAAAATTCTGGCACCCGGGAAGCGGGAGAAGAAACTACCCCCGATCTTGCCCAGTCACAGCGCGGCGTCGGACTACAAGCAGGCGCTTGATCGCGAGGTGCAGTTGATGGTCAAGAGCTACCAGTGGTGGCTCTCCAGCAACTACCGCGAAGCGCTGGCTGCCAATGTCGAAGCCGGGCGCGTGCCGGACTTGGCGCAGGATGCTGCGCCGAAGTCAGCCCAGCAGCGTCTGCTCGGCGAGCTGGCGCGCCTGCGCAAGCACTGGGAAAAGCACTTCGCCGACGTCGCCACCAAGCTGGCGCGACGCTGGGCCAGCACGAGCTACAAGGCCAATGCCACGGCGTGGAAAGCGCAGATGCGCAAGGCCGGTTTCACGGTCGATATGCAGCTGTCCCCCGCGCAGGCGGCCACGCTCGATATGGCCGTCGCCGACAACGTGTCGCTGATCAAGTCCATCCCGGCGCAGTTCGCCACCGACGTGCAGGGCATCGTGACGCGCTCGTTCCTAGCCGGCCGCGATTTGTCGACAATGGCCAAGGAGTTGAAGGCACGCGGTGAGATTACGACTCAGCGTGCCGCGCTGATCGCGCGCGACCAGTCGAACAAACTAACCGCCGACATGAACGCGGGGCGCCAGCGCGAGCTGGGCCTGCAGTGGGCGGTGTGGAAGCATTCGAGCGCTGGTAAGGAGCCGCGGCCCAACCACGTCAAGGCCGGACGTGAGGAATGGATTTTCGACACGCAGGTCGGTATCGACTTCGGCGACAAATTCGGCTTCGTCAAGCCGGGGATTGCGATCAACTGCCGGTGCGGCAGTCGCACGTTGATCCCAGCCATCGGTCGCAACCTCGCCAGCGGCAAGGTGTTCGATCCGGACAAACTGGAGCCCGTGCCAGGCTTTCCGGGCGCTTATCGCCAGCAAGATTGAGCGGACGCTACAGGACTCGAACCTGTAACCTTCGGATCATCTGGCAGTGCCACCGACCGCTACACGGTGGCTTTCGGACCTGTGCTCCAGAATAACCGACGCTCTGCCGATTGAAGCTAAGCGCCCGTGTGGCAGTCGCATCGGGATTCGAACCCGAAACCTCAGTTAAGTGTGCTTTTCCCGTCCGCACCCTACGACCGCCACGCAGTCAGTAAACCATAGCTACAAATGCTTGTCAAGCCCTTTACATTGCAAACTGAGCAGTTCACTATTTGCGTGCTTGCGTTTGCGTGGCTATGATGCGACGCATGCCCGAGAACCGGATCATTTTCGCCTTTGATAAGCAGACCGCGCGTAGCTTCGACGCGGACGGTCGCATGCGTGTCAAAAACTGCATCCTGTCGACGGCCGAGATCAACCCCTACCGCGGCAACGAGATTCCAGGCTATGACACGTTGGGCTTGAAGCCCAATCACGTTTACGACCTGTACCGCGACCCGGAAGAAATGCGCAAGGCTGTGCCGACCTTCGAGGGCATTCCCCTCATGATCAAGCACATTGGCCAGACCGCCGAGGAGCCGCGTAAGGAATACCAAGCCGGGTCCGTGCACTCGATCACCTTCGACGGCAAGCATCTGCGCGGCGACCTGCTGGTTTCCGACGGCAAAGCCATCGACTTGATCGAATCGGGCGCGGCTGCGGACCTGTCGTGCGGTTATCGCTACAAGCCCGACATGGCGGCGCGCGATGTCGGAGGCCGTTCCGCCGACGGCACGATGCGCGAGTTGGCCGGCAATCACGTCGCGCTGGTCGATGACGGGCGCGCCAGCGGCGCACACGTCGCAGACGCGGCGCTCGTACCTTTCGACCCGCAAGGGCCGAACCCATCCATGCAAGGAGTCAATGAAATGCCCGAGAACACCAACCTCCCGGCAGGTGGGCCGCCCGGCTCCGCCGCGGGCGAAGAGCACGAGCAGAGCGCACTGGCGCAGGTGGGCCAGGCGCTCAAGCACATCGCCGGGCTGCTGGAAGACATCCACGGCAAGGTGAGCGGCGCTGCGCCGGCCGCCGAAGCCAAGCCCGGCACCGAAATGGGCGGCGGCGAAGACAATGCCGCGGTCGAGAAGGAACCCAAGGCCGAGGACGGCGAGCTAGAAGCCGCGGTTCCCGGCGCCAAGGACGAGGCCGAAGAGGAAGAGTCGGTCGAGGGCGCCATGGACGAGGACGACGGCAAGGGCACCTATCCGATGCCCAAGCAGGCCGAGCAGGAGGGCACCACGGCCCGCGGCGAGAAGACGCCGATCGGCGCCATGGACGCCGCCGGCATCGCCAAGTACACGGCCGCGGCGGTCGAGAAGGCCGTCAAGGCGGAGCGCCAGCGTGCAGCCAGCGTCGAGCGTGCCAAGCGCGACACGCGCGGTGTGCTCGGCGAGGTCTACGGCATGGACAGCGCCGCCGCGATCTACCGCGAAGCGCTGGCCGCCGTCGGCATCGATCCGGCGACCGTGCCCAAGGGCATGGCGCGCGTGGCGTGGGAGACCCACGTCAAGACCGCGGGCCGCGCGGCCGGCGTGCGCGCCGGCACGACCATGGCTATGGATGCGGCGGGCGTCGAGAAGACGCAGGCCGGCATTCTGGCTCACCTCAACAAGATCACCGTCAAGGGCTGAGGAAAACAACCATGTTCCAGAACCAGGTCTACATCAACCCGGCCCAGGCGGTCCCCGGCGACTTCGCGTCGACCAACCCGATGGTTTTCAAGCTGTCCGGCGCCGGCAAGTGCGTCGCCGACAGCTCGGGCGTCACCGTCGGCCGCTTCGCCGTGCTCAACACGACCGGCACCGTCACGTCCATCCCGGGCGCGGCGCCGACCCCGATCCAGCGTCTGGGCTTCGTGAACCGCGGCAACAACGCGCAGATCACGACCTTCCTGGCCGAGTCGGGCAACACCATCCAGCCGGGCCAGCCGGTTTCGCTGTTCGGCACCGGCGATTTCTTCGTCAACGCCGACGCGATCACCGGCTCGCCGACGCGCGGCGCCACGATCGCCTGGGACTTCACCACGGGTCTCATCAACGTGGGCGGTGCGATCGCGGGCAACCTGATCGACACCGGTTACAAACTGGTGAGCGAATCGGCGGCGGTCGGCCAGACCGTCATCATCAGCAACACGGGCGCATAAGGGAAACACGACCATGAAAGACTCTCAGCTTATCGCCCGTCTGGCCGAGCGCGGCATCGTGCTGGCGCCGGGTGTGACGGATGTGTCCACCCCGCGCGGCGAGTACGCGATGGACGCGGCCAGCCTGACCCCCACCCTGGTGGGCACCCCGAACTCGGGCATCCCGACCTTCCTGACCACCTATGTGGACCCGAAGGTGATCGAGGTGCTGGTGGCGCCCATGAAGGCCGCCGAGATCGTCGGCGAGTCCAAGAAAGGCGACTGGACCACGCTGACCGCGGCGTTCATCCAGGCCGAGCCGACCACCCGCGTGGCCACCTACGGTGACTACTCGTCCGACGGCACCAGCAACACGAACGTCAACTACCCGCAGCGCCAGTCCTATTTCTTCCAGACCTGGACCCGCTGGGGTGAACGTGAGCTGGCCATGGCCGGCGCCGGTCGCGTGGATTGGGCAGCGCAGCTGAACTACAGCTCGGCCCTGGGTATCGCCAAGTTCTTGAACAGCACCTACCTGTTCGGCGTGGCCGGCCTGCAGAACTACGGCCTCACCAACGACCCGCGCCTGATCGCGCCGGTGGCTGCGCCGGTGAACTGGGCGACCGCGACGCCCGACGCGATCTTCAACGACGTGGTGCGCATGTACAAGCAGCTGCAGTCGCAGTCGCTGGGTATCATCGAGCAGGAAGATGATCTGCGCCTGGCGCTGCCGCCGACCGCCGCGGGCGACATCAACAACGTGAACCAGTACGGCCTGTCGGCGGCCAAGCTGCTGAAGGATGCGTTCCCGAAGCTGACCCTGGTCACCGTGCCGGAGTACGACACCGCATCGGGGCGCCTGGTGCAGCTGTGGGCGCCGGTGATCGAGGGCCAGGAGACCGCGACCTGTTCGTTCACCGAGAAACTGCGCGCCCATGCGATCGAACGCTACTCGTCCTACTTCCGCCAGAAGAAATCGGCGGGCACCTGGGGCGCGGTGATCTTCCGCCCGCTGGGCTGCGCCCAGACTCTCGGCGTTTGAGACCTCGCGGCGGAGTGGGCGCCGCCGCAGCTCGAACAGGAAGGCCGCCGCGAGGCGGCCTTTCTTTATGAACGCTGGTGCGAGTAGTAGAGCGTCCAACCGCCGCGTAAGCGCAGGCCGACTGCACCGGGCGTGCTCATCACCATTTCACAGAACCGCATGTCGCGATCTTTCTCGTCCGGCCACGTTGCCGATGCCAGTTTCCAGGCTTGCCCGCGCGACATGTCCAGGCAGCGATTCGTCGGAAATTTGGCGGAGCCGCTAAGCTGCCGCGAGTCGTGGGTGGCATACCAGCCCATGGCTACACCTTGGCGTGTTGGATGAGGTCGCGTTGAATGGCTTCACGACGGCGGCGTTGCAGCGGCGTCTCGCGATCATGCACGCAGCTACGGTCGATATCGCGTTGCTTCCAGTGATCGTAAGCGCTGCGCGGCGTCGCGCCCCAGCCTAGCCACAAGCCGTCCAGGCAGTACCAGCAAGGACTGCTACCGCGCGCGAAGTAGAGGTGCGGCCGGCGCTTGGATGGCGGCGCCGACGGCATGGGACGTGGTGGACTACGCAGACTCACGGCTGCAGCTCCTGACCGTACGCGTCTGCCCGCGGCCTGACGTCGTCGCCAGCTAGCCGCATGGCGACACGCGCTTGCATGCGCGCCGCAACGATCTTCGCGTGCGCATGTGAGGGTCCAGCCTGGGCGATGGCGGCCTCATCGCGCCACAGCGCCAGCTCGGCTTCTAGCCGCTCGATGTGATCGAGCATGGCGCTCGGCCAGCTGTCCGCGTGCAGCACGCTAGCCGTCGCGTTGTCATACATCATCCAGTGACCTTTCGGGTCGATAACGCCTTGCGTGCGACGAAAGCCGACGCACGGGTTCTTGCCGTAGGTCTTGAACGGCTTCATCGGGTCCATTGTTCGCGTTCCTCCAGCAGGGCCGGCGTCAGCGCCGGGTTGTAGTCGCACCAGCGCGAGCCGCGCCGGTGCGGGAAATGGTAGCCACGGCACCCGGAGCGATCCGGGCGGCAAGTGGTCTTGCTGTGCCGTTCATGCGCCTGCCGCCATTCGTCAACGCGCAGGAGCCCTTTGCCGCATGCCCGGCACCGCTTTGGCCGGGCGTAGGTCTCTGGCCGATAGCGCACCGTCTGACGCGCCTGGCAGGCTTTTCGGCGGCAGCGGCAGGGCCAGCTCATGGGCTTTTTTTGGAGCCCACGACGTAACACTCGTGCCGGTAGTTATGGTAAGCCAGAGCGCGCGCCTCGCGTTCCAGTGTCGCCTCGTCCGGCGCACTAACCCAAACGAGGTCGGCATCGCCGACGGTCACCGAAACGGTTTCGAGGCGCGTTACGCTGAGCGTCACTTCGTAGGTGTGTAGTGTCACAGCTGCACCCCGCTATAAACGGCCATGCCGTCTGCGTCGTGGCCTTCGAATTTGACTTGCACCAGCATGAATCGGACGCCGTGACGCTTGCTGCCATCGCTTTGCTTGCTCTTCATGACACAACATTCATGATGTGTCATGGGTTGCACTGTCTGCTGTTCGCGTTTGCCGGTCTTGTCGTTGATTGCTATGAGACGGTAGAGGCGTTCAGGCATGATGGGGTCTCCTGTGGTGTGGAAGTGACTTTAAGGCAATCTAACGGTCCTGTCAACAACTATTTTCGCCTAAGTTTGTTTGCTATGCTGGCCGCGAAATTCCACCCTTCAACCACTAGGAGCTTACGCCCATGCCCGCTGTCAAGCGTTCCGCCAAGACCCTGTCCATCGCCTGCAAGCTCCCCCAGGGGCTGACCGTCCACCTGAAGTCCGGCCACGTCGTCAAGCTCAACGGCGCCAACTCGCCCTTCAATATCGGCGGCCACGGCATCACCCAGGGCGTGCCGGTGGAGCACTGGGTAGCGATCCAGCGCGAGCATGCGCATGCCCTGTGGCTCAAGAACGAGTTCGTGTTCGCCAACTCCGACAGCGGTGACCTGGGCGAGGAAGCGACCGATAAGACCGAGACCAAGAACGGTTTCGAGCCGATCGACCCGAACAACCTGCCGGGCGCGATCCAGAACGACGGCGACGACGACAAGGGCAAGTAATCGCCATGGCCGTCGTCACGTTCGTCCCTGCGGATTTCAAGACTGAGTATCCCGAATTCGCTTCGGTGTCGGATGCGCGGGCGACGGCCATGTTTACGCTCGCTTCGCAAAGTCTTCTGGACAACACGGACAACTCGCCCGTAATGGACGTGGACTTCCGCACGCAGCTGTTCTACATGCTGGTCGCCCACCTGCTGACGATCCTGGGCGCCGCGCCGACGACGCCGACCAATACACCGCCCGGTCGGCTGTCGCAGGCGACGGAAGGCACCGTCACCGCGTCGTTCGAATACATCTTGCCGGCGGGCTCCGCCATGGCACCTTGGTTCGTGCAGACCAAATACGGTGCGCTGTACTGGACGGCTACCGCACCGTTCCGCTCGCTCAAGTACGCCGTCAACGGCGGCAGCGGTATCGGCTTCGCCATCGCTTACGGCTCGCATCCGGTCGACGTGCCGGCAGGTACCGTGCCGTGAGTGTACATCGCCGCGGCCTGCGCCTGCCGGCCCATCTGGCCGACCTGATGCAGCCGGGCAGCGTGCGTGCAGGTGTGCTGTCGGGCGCGACCTACCCGGAAGACGTGCTGACGAATGCCGCGACAGGCGAAAAGGTGCCCGATCCGCGCGCCGGCATGCCGGTAGCCGTGATCGGTGCCGCACTGGAGTATGGCGACGGCCAGAATCATCCGCGGCCCTTCATGCACACCACAGCCGCCAAACAGGGCGACAGTTGGGCCGGCGCGTTCGTGACGCTACTCAAGCAGGGCGTGCCCGCCGAGCGCGCACTCGGTACGGTGGGCCAGGTCATGAAAGAGGACATCCAGATGACCATTCTGGAATGGCCGGCGGACAACGCGCCGTCCTGGGCCGAGTTCAAGGGTTTCAATCATGGGCTCGTTCTGACCGGGCACCTGTCGCGATCGATTGCTGACGAAGTCACCATGGGCGAGGTGCGCTGACGTGGGCTTCAACTTGAACATGCACGATATCGTGCGAGGC